TTTGTTTCTTTTAGATGATAGTGAAGATCCTGACGCTACAAATACACACGGCAAAGATGAAATAAGCAGAACGGATCTAATCAATTTAGCAAAGAAGCTACCGGATGAAAAAGCTGTAGCAGCTATCAAAGCCATAAACGAAGCAAAAGACATTGCAGAACTTGATCGCATCGCAAACCGTTTAAACCAATTAAAAACTAAATAACATGAATAGAGAAATCAAATTTAGAGCATGGAATTTAGAATTAAAACATATGGTTTTCCCGACATTAGAATTCGGTAGAGAATTATGGCCATGCACATATAAAAGAACAACTAAAACAATTGATAAAGATGGATATACCGAAGAGATTGTTTTGGAATTGGTATCAGTAGACCATATATTACAAGATCCAATATTTGAAGTAATGCAATTTACAGGACTATATGATGTAGATGATAATGAAATATATGAAGGAGATATTGTTGTACCTGTAAAATTTAAAGAAATACCTAATGTAATACAATATATTCAAAATGGATTTTATCTTGTAAAAAGTATAAATAATAAAATCTATGCTAATTTATTAGGTAATTGTGATATTAAAATAATTGGTAATATTCATAAAAACCCTGAATTAATTTCTTACAAAATAAACTGATAACATGGTATCAATTCAGAAAATAGGAGAAATACAATTTGACAAAGTTACCCGCCAGGCTATGGCAAAGCAAGTGATTAACGATCTTGCAGAAGGTACAGCCGATCCGGTGCAGATACACTACAATATCAAATGCTTAGAAGATCTAATTAAGCAGATCACAAATGATAAAGAATACAAAAGCATCGTACTTTTTGAAGCGGAAAAGCATGGCAAAGCATTTGAGTTTCAGAATAGCAAAGTAGAGATTAAAGAAACCGCCGTTAAGTACGATTACGCAGCTTGTAATGACCCTGAATGGAACAAGATCGAAGCTGAAATACTTGCCTTAAAAGATAAGCAAAAGGAAAGGGAAACATTCTTAAAAACAATCAGACCGCATGGCATTGAGATTGTAGATGAAAACGGAGAAGTTTATACTTTGTTCCCGCCTGTAAAAACATCCACCACATCAGTAGCAGTAACCTTAAAATAATAAACATGACACCGATACAATTAATATTGCAGAAGTTTAACAGCATGACACCGCCCGACTTTGACGACTGGTTTTTGGATAACCGGGAAATGCTTTTAGAAATGGAAAAGGATTTGCTTGAGGAGTCTTTTCATGAAGGATACGACACTCGGGACGATAGTAGCGACCCATATCTAAGACAAAATCAATTTAGCTTTATTTATGCAGCATTTACAAAAGATAAATAACGAATTGCAGAAAGTAGAACCTGCGACTTTCCAAACGATAACCGCCTGTACTGAGTACGGTGCAAAGTTAGCCGGATGGATAGCCTACACAGGCGAAGCAAAGGCAATGGCAAAGCGCGATCTGTTACAAAAGAAAAGAGAAACAATAGATAAGCTATTAACGGAGAACCATAGGCTCACACCTGCAATGCTCAAAGAATATGTTACCGCATCCGTATATGAACAGGAATATATCTTTGAACTTGCAGACCGTACCAACGCAGCCGCTACGCATCAGCTTGACCTAATCAGATCAATCCTTTCAGCACTCAAAACAGAAATGCAGTCAATCAATTTCTATAACAAATAAAACACACAAACAAATGGCAAAATTAACTAAACAGAAATTAAGTTTAATGTTAAATGACATATACTTAAAATCAAAAAGAAATGAAACATTCAATCCTTCTGATATTATGACATATTATCACTTAGGTCAAAATTTTTCAACTATTTTAAGAACATATGGATATTGTAAAAAAATTGATACTGGAAAATATCTATACATTGGTAAATTCATAAACCAAGAATTGATTGATGAAGTTTACAATCATTATATGAAATATAAGAAAAAAGAAAAAGTAAAAGAAAAGCAGAAAGGAAATTATTTATTTGAAGAAAAAGATAATAAACAACAAGTTAAATTTTTAAACGATACTGATCTGATAGATATGTTATTTAAAAGATGTGATGAATTAAATAAAAAAGTTAATGAACTAGAAAAAGACATACATAGATTATATGAAGATTTTCATGCAAGAAATTTAAATAGATTACATGAAAATAAATTGTCAGAAAAAAAATCATTCTTTGCTAAATTATTTTTTTAACCAATAAAATAAAACACAATGTCAAACTACGACAACACAAACAAAGGAATTCTTTTTGTTAACGACACAAAAGGAAATGACAAAGCGCCTACATTGAAAGGTAAGATCAATGTGAACGGCAAAGAGTATGAACTTGCAGGATGGACAAGGGAAGGTAAGAACGGAAAGTTTTACAGCCTTGCTATATCTGAGCCGTTTAAAAAACAGACATCCACATTAACAGAACCTTTAAAAGATAATAACCTGCCATTCTAATGACACGTAAAGAAGCGATAAAACGAATTGAGGAGATCACAGGTCACAAGTATGTAAATCTGCAATACTATAAACTAAGCGAACTTTTAAAAGAACTCGAACAGGTGAAAATAATATACAGAGATAAGATACTTTACAGCGATGCGAATTTGACTAAGTATGTCGACTATGATGCTGAAGCTGAACAGATAATAAAGCTTTACGATATTAGATTGGATGAACTTAAAAGTACAAAACGTTTTGAGAAGTATGTCGCAGCAAGGGCGCATTATTGCCGGTATATGAAAGTAAAATACAAATACGTGACATCCGTAGGCCTTGCAAGGTATCTTAACAAAGACCATTCGACTGTGTTACACTATTTGCATAACTATAAAGGCGGCTGCCCTATTGAGTCGCTGCCAGTTAATCAATACGTTAATGACTGAGAAGCAAGTACATACTGCAATCTGTAAATATCTCGATGCGCAATATCCGGATGTTATTTATACCTCTGATCCTTCAGGGATGCGGGTAAGCATCGGTCTTGTAATGGAAATGAAAGCCAAAAGGTGCAAACGTTACAAGATACCCGATCTGCTTATACTTCACCCATCGGACAAATATGCTGGTCTGTTTATGGAAATAAAAAAAGATCTTAGTCAGATTGTAACTAAGTCGGGAGATTTACGCAAAGATAAACACACACAGGAGCAAAACAGAACTTTGGAGAAGCTTCAGCAGTTAGGGTACGCGGCAATATTTGCAGCAGGTTTTGACCACGCAAAAAAGGCAATTGATCTTTATTTTAAAAATATTCGCCCTTCGTAAAACAATAATCCGGAAGATTACTAAAAATGAACGGAGGGCGTTTTTTAAACTTTAAAATTTACAAAAATGAAAAATGAAAATTTGTTAAGCACTGAAACTATTTTAAAAGTACATGATCACATGAAATAAGCCGCGAAGTAATCCGCTTAATTGAAAAGCCTTTCGATGTGCAGCTTACACGTACAAAGAAGGAAGGAAAAACAAAATACGGCACCCATTGCATTTGGCTTGAGTATATCCTTTTACCTACAAAGCTGAATGCAAAAGGTATAAATGCCATGAAACGAATGCTGAAAGAAGAGAAGAAAAAAGTTGCAAAAATGAACGCAATATCTTAATTTTGGTAATGATGAGTAGCCGCATCAATTTTAAACATTATTGCCCAATGGGATATTGGAGACGGCTACCTCCTTTATTCCGGAGGGCATTCTCTTTTTATGCAACGCAAAGCTTTTAATTTTTACAGATCGTATTATGAAGTTTTTAAAATGCTTAATAATGATAAGGAGAAAGTTCAATTTATAACTGCATTATTAGAAAAGCAATTTTTAAATAAGCAACCAGGTGAAATGTTACCGATTGCAATGTTTGCTTATAAGTCACAAGAACATAGCATAAACGCTCAGATTGAAGGCTTTATAAATAAAACAGGAGAAACATTTGATACCCCTACCGAAGGGGGTACTGAAGGGGGTATTGAAGGAGCTTCGGTACAAGAGAAAGGAGAAGGGAAAAATTGGAAACAGAAAATGAGAGTTGTTTGGTTTAAAGATGAAAACAAAAAAAAGATCGATGAACAAGAAAAGATTGCAGCATATAACCGCGACCTTTGGAACAGGGAACGTGCCGCAATAGGATTGCCACCACTAGAAAAATAAACTATGACAGGATTACAACCACAAGCAAGGGAAGCCGAAGCGGCTATATTAGGCGCGATATTAATCGAGAAAGGTGCATTTGACAAAGTATCTGATTTACTTACTACAGATAGCTTTTATGTTACTAATCATTCTAAGATATTCAACGCATGTGCTGAATTAAACAAGAAAAATCATCCAATTGATTTAGTGACTGTTTCTCAATACCTTAGAGATATTAACGAACTTGAAAACATCGGAGGCGCTTACGAACTTGTAAAGCTTACAAACGCAGTTGTTTCATCCGCTCACATTACTAACCACGCTAAGATCATACATGAAAAGTACATACTTCGCAGGATAATCACACTTTGCAGCGAACTAACAGCTAAGGCACTAAGTAATGAGTCAGATCCTTTTGAACTTTGCGATCTTGCCGAAAAGCATATTTCAACAATTTCAGATGTAAAGCAAACAGACGTTTTACATATTTCAAGTGTATTAGTTGACACTTTATCAAAGATCGATAAATGGAAACAGGCGGGAACCAGCATAACGGGAGTGCCTTCGGGATTTAAGCAAATAGACTTCAGCACACGCGGATGGCAGCCTGGAGACCTTATAATTATTGCCGCCCGACCTTCAATAGGTAAAACGGCTCTGTCGCTTAATTTGGTAAGAAATGCGGCGCTAAGTGGTTATGGTGTGGGTGTGTGGTCACTTGAGATGAAAGCGCCTTATTTAGCCATTAGAATGCTTGCAGCACAATCGGACATATTTATGAGAAAATTGCAGACCGGCAATTTAACAGATGAAGATTATCAGAAAATGAGTGAAGCCGCCACGCAGCTATCAAAACATAAAATTTATTTTGACGATGCGAATGCAGTAAACCTGCGATCTTTAAAAGCAAAGGCCCGCCGTTTAAAAAAGCAGCATGACATTGGCTTAATAGTTATCGATTACTTACAGCTCATGCAGAGTGAAACAAAAAACAATCGGGAACAGGAAATAGCTACAATAAGCCGCGAACTGAAAAACTTAGCACAAGAATTGGAAATACCGATAATCGCATTATCGCAGCTTAGCCGGGACGGTGTAAAAGGTAGTTCCTGGGACGTACCTCCTCCGATTTCAGCATTACGTGAATCCGGTGCCATTGAACAGGATGCAGATCTGATCTTAATGCTATGGGGCGCAAATGAATCAGAACGGGCAGCGGATGCAAGTTATGAGACAAAGCGAAGGATTAGAATAATGAAACAAAGAAACGGAATGCTTGCAAGCTGCGATCTTGACTTTCAAAATGAGATACAGCTTTTTAAAGCGATGGAAGAAATACAAAGCAATGCAGCACCTTTTTAAAATTAAATTTGTTTATAAATATTTAATATCTATTTTTACAACCTTAAACCTAAACACATGAACAAAGACTATCAAAAGTTTTTAAAAGGCAAAGTTATAGTTGCCGAAAACTTCGGTATTGAAACCGAAAATTTAAAGTTTACAGAAAAGCTTTTTCCACATCAAAAAGACATCGTTAACTTTTGTTTGCAGGGTGGCAGGCGCGCAATATTTGCAAGCTTCGGATTAGGTAAAACCTTTATGCAGCTTGAGATTGCAAAGCAACTTATTCAGCACACAAATAAGCCTTTCCTAATTGTTTGCCCGTTAGGTGTTAGCGGTGAATTTAAAAGAGATAACAGAAAGTTACAGACCGGATATGATGTTACATACATAACCGATACAGATAACTTTGAAAATTCAAACATTCAAATATACCTTACCAACTACGAACGTGTGCGCAAAGGTGATATTAACCCTGAATTGTTTTGCGGAGTATCTTTTGACGAAGCATCTATTTTAAGAAACCTGCAAACAGAAACAACGCAATTCGTCCTTTCATATTTTAAAAAAGTAGCTTACCGTTTTGTTGCAACTGCGACACCTACTCCAAATGATTTTATAGAGATTTTGAATTATGCTGATTATTTAGGAGTCATTTCACGCGGCCATGCTTTAACAAGATTTTTCCAAAGAGACTCAACAAAAGCAGGTCAGCTTAAACTTTACGAGAATAAGAAAAAAGAATTTTGGCAATGGGTAAGTACCTGGGCCGCTTTTATCAATACACCTGCAGATTTAGGTTACGACTCCACAGGATATGATTTACCTGAATTAAACATAATTGAGCATTGCATAAGCTACGATATTAAAGATCAACCGCTTAATAAGTGGGGAGAGCCTATTTTATTTAAAGATCTTAGTAAGTCTCTTTTGGAAGTATCGCGTGAAAAAAGAGATAGCTTGCCGGCACGTATTAACAAAGCTTGTGAAATAGCTGAAGAGATAAAAGATAATGTTATTATTTGGCATCATTTAGAAAGCGAACGTCAAACACTTGAAAGTAATTTCAGAGGTGAAAACTTTGCATCTGTTTACGGTGGTTTACCAAATGAGAAAAAAGAAGATCTGCTAATAGGATTTAGTGAAGGCAAATATCAATACTTACTTACCAAACCTAAAATCGCAGGTTCCGGATGTAACTTTCAAGATCATTGCAACAATATGATTTTTGCAGGTATAGATTACAAGTTCAATGATTTTATACAAGCTATTCACAGATGTTATCGTTTCGGTCAAACTAAGACCGTTAACGTTCATATTATCTATACTGAAAACGAATATGAAGTATTAAAAACATTAAAAGAGAAGTGGGCAAAACATATTGAATTAAACTCACAAATGATTGAACTTGTAAAAGAAAACGGATTAAATAACAACCTAATTAAATCACAAATGGAAAGACAAATCTTTGCTAATGGTCGTAAATTAGTTTACGACAATGTTACACTTTACAACAATGATACTGTTGTAGTTCATGCAGATAAAAAAGAAATGCCGGATAATTCAGTGGATATGATTTTAACATCAATACCATTCGGCGACCATTATGAGTATTCTGATAATTACAATGATTTCGGACATAATCATGGTAATGAGAACTTCTTTAAACAGATGGACTTTTTAACACCTAATTTGTTAAGGGTATTAAAGCCAGGTCGAATTGCAGCTATTCACGTAAAAGATCGCATTCGATATAGTTACCAAAACGGAACATCATTTACTACAATATCAGATTTTAGCGGTCAAACGGTGCAACACTTTTTAAAGCATGGGTTTTATCTTATGGGTAAGATCACAGTAACTACGGATGTAGTTGCTGAAAACAATCAGACTTACCGCTTAGGATGGTCCGAACAATGTAAAGATGCGACAAAGATGGGAGTTGGTTTACCGGAATATGTTTTGCTATTCAGAAAAGCACCTTCTGAAATGAATAACGCATACGGAGATTTTCCAGTTGAAAAAGAAAAATCAGATTACAAGAAAGCATTATGGCAATTAGATGCACATGCATATCAAAGATCTAGCGGTGACAGATTTATGACAAAAGATGAACTTGAAAAAACAGAAGTTAAAAAGATTGTTGCAGCATGGAAAAAATTAAATCAAACAGAGATTTATGATTTTAAAGAACATCTAAGAGTTTGCGAAGATTTAGATGAACTTGAGAAATTAAGTTCAACATTTATGACTTTGCCTGTTCATTCAAATAATGATTTAGTCTGGACCGATGTAAACAGGATGAACACTTTAAATGCGCACCAGGTACATTCTAAAAAAGAAAAACACATTTGCCCTTTGCAATTTGATATTATCGAACGTTTGATAAATAGATATACTATGAAAGGTGAGATTGTTGACGATCCTTTCGGAGGCTTATTTTCTACAGCTTACAAAGCAATTGAGATGCAAAGAAAAGCTGTTAGTGTTGAATTAAACAGTGAGTATTTTAACGATGGCATCTATTATGTAAAAGCTATGATGCACAAATTATCAGTACCTACTTTATTTGACTTAGTTTAAATTATACCCGATAGCATATAAAAACAAAAAAATAAAACTTTTTATACCCGATAACATATAATATGAAAAAACAAATACTAACTCCCGAACTGAAAGAGATTATCATAAAAGGCTTAAAAGATGGAAGAAAGCCAAAAGAAATTGCAGATGAATTAGGAATAAAAAGACAGGC